TATGTTAATAATTTTATATCTTACCAAAAAGACTTTGATTGTGATATTTATATATTCTGTTCTTTAAATAAAAAAACAAGTAATTTAACTGTATGCGGATGGGTTACTAAAAATGAGTTATTAGAACGTTCTAAATTTTATGAAGAAGGAACTATAAGAACACGAACAAACAAAACTACGTTTACTTTAAAAGCACCAACATACGAAATAGATAATAATAAATTAAATGACATAAATACTTTAATATGAAATTAGGAGATTTAGTATATTACATAACTTACTATACTGGCATACGTTGGATAGTAAAAAAGATATGGGGAGAAGATTGCGGATGCGACAAACGCAGAGATGAGTGGAACGATATAGATTTAGACTTATGGAAATAGAACACAGAAAACAATGGGAACAATTTAAAGCAGAGGTTACAAGCAAACTAACACAACCACAATACAAGCTATTATGTAAGCTACACGCAAAGTATTTTAATCACGCTTATTATGAGCCTTGCAGTTGCAGACCCAAAGAACTAAAACGATGGATAGCCGATATTGACAGACTATACAATAAATGATAAAAAATGTACACAAGTGGGAACAAGCTGTAATAATGCTTTTAAATTTAGATGGATGGAACTTAACACATACTGGCGATGGCTTTGAGCATTACGATGCAATAGGTACAAGCCCTAAAGGAACAGAGGTAGTAATTGAAATGAAGTTCAGAAACAAATACTACAAAGAAAAAATGTTAGAGGTGTACAAGTACGACAAGCTAATTAAAACTGGTAAGATAGCCCTATACTTTGTGAATGACCCTAAAGGTAATTATATGTATTGGCTAAACAACCTAACAGACTTGAAGAAGAAAGATATGTACTGCCCAGACACTACGCTATGGACTAAAAAGAAACTATTAAAGCCTTGCTACTTGCTTGACGAAGCACAAGCATCAATAATTAATTTAAACGGATTTACAAAATAGTTTGTTTATAATTTGTTTATAATAAAAAAAGTTTTGTATATTGCGGTATGAAAACACAACTACAAGACTTAAAAAAAGAGCTTCAACAAATAGAAGCCACGCTACACCACCTTAATAAAATGGAAGGGGTTACTGAACGTATGAAGAAACGTTTAGAGGATAGAGAACTATATATAAGAAGTATAATTTATAACATACAATAACAATGAAAAAGACAAAGACTGGATTACATATCCAAACACGCAAAAACAGAATTGAGGTACTAACCCAAAAAGAGTTAGAACAACAAGAACAAAACAGACAAAACACAAGAGCATATATAATTAGATTAGCTATATTATTATTTGCTTCACTTACGTTTGTATTAGGGTTTATATATGGCGCAGCACAATAATGGACTTACTACAAAAGCAAGCATATAATCTGTGGTTTAATTGGTTAGCCGATAAGATAATGGAGTGGAAAGATGCCAAGCCATTAAACAATGACTTACGCAACTGTATCAAAGCTATGAACGAAATAGGTACATTTGTAAATGGTCTGCGTACAGAGGTTGAGGTACTACACAAAAGAGTGCAGCTAATTAGACAACAGAAGAACGAACTTATACAAAAACAACAAGAAGAAATAACACAATTAAAAGACGACTTAAACAAATATCAAATGCACTATATAGACGAACCAGACGCAGTAAGCACTTGTAGAACTTGCGACACAGAAACAAACGGACAAACATACTGCTCCGAAGATTGTAAAAACTATGACCTTGAATAATATGGATAAGATAAAACTATTAGATGGTAAATACTACGACAGAGCAGAACTGCTTAAACGTATGGAAGATGACACCTTTTACTATGGGGAACTAAATACCCTTGCTTTAAGCAGTAGTAGCCTTAAACAGCTTCTATCAAGCCCAAAGACATATAACTTTAGTTTGAAGTATGGTAGTGGCGAAAGTCAAGCCTTACGAGATGGGTGGCTATTCCACACCGCTATATTAGAACCAGAGGTATTTGCAGCACAAACCTTTATAGATGTGCAAAGCAAAAACACAAAGAAGTTTAAAGAAGCTAAAGCAGAAAACCCAAGAGTGTTTACAATGAAAGAGCGCAACGATGCTGATAGGCTTGTAGATGCGTTCTACAGAAACGAACACGCAAAGGAACTAATAACTAAAGCAGAGTTTGAGATACCAGCTATTGACAATGTATTAGATATGCCATTTAGAGGCAAGGCAGATGTATTAGCTACTAATAGAATAGTAGACCTTAAAACGACTACAAACATAAAAGACTTTGCTTGGTCAGCTAAAAAGTACGGATACGATGTACAATGCTACTTATACTGCAATCTATTTGGTAAGACACACAAAGAGTTTTATTTCTTGGCATTAGACAAGGGTAGCTTGGATATTGGTATATTTAACTGCTCGGAAGATTTTTACTTTCAAGGCGAGGAAAAAGTAGAAAAAGCACTACACCTATATAATCAATTCTTTATAGAGGGTGCAGATTTAGATAACTATTGTTTAACTGGAGAATTATAAAAAATGAAATTAGATTTAAAAATTGAGTATTTAGGAAAGAAAGAAAAAAAAGGAGATACAGAAAAGGATATGTATAGCTTATCGTTTAAGACTTACAACGCACAGATTAGTGGCAAGTTTGAACGTAGTGAGATACGACACCTTATACAACAATTAGACAACGCTATAATATGAGAGCAACATACTTACACTACGAAAACGGAAAAGGCTACGATGTGATAGACTTTATAAAAGACTACAACCTTAACTTTAATAGGGGTAATATAATTAAGTACGTTTGTAGAGCTGGAAAGAAAGACAACGAACTAAAAGACCTTGAGAAAGCAGCAGACTACCTAAAGCGAGAGATAGAATACATAAGAAACGAACAAGAGAAATGGATAGAGAAGAACAAGTAATAAGCGACAAGCACCTTAACTATTTAAAGTGTGTGCTGATAAGCCAATTACTATTAGAGGCTAACGATGACCTAAAAGGCAGCAAAGCGTTTAAACAAAACGTAAAGTATCAAGTAGGTAAGACAAACCAAATATTAGAACAAGTGTACCAAGAAGGATTTAATACAGTATACCACAACAACCCAGAGATGTGCATAAACGTACTAAACAAAATAGATGGACTGATACACAAAATAAAAACAGCCACCATAGACGAGTTAGTAATGATAGACGCATTAGTAGACCAATACTTTAACAACAAGGAAGAAATAAACGAAACACAAACTGCTGAATTTACAAAAATAGATTAAGATGGGTGCAATAACAAAAATGGTTAAGCAAAAAGCATTAGATTTGTATATTGATGCTTATAATAGTGTAACAACAAATACAAAAAAGAGCAAAAAAACAAGATATATTTTGGCTTTTAGTTAAAGGTGAAATTAAAAATATAAATTCTACATTAGATAAAAAACAAACTATTCAATGTATTAATATATTAATTGAGCAGCTATGTGATAACTATGAAAATGATTTAATTAATTTAGATAATTTAGGAAAACAAAAAAGTAAATTAGAAAAAAAATTAAAAGAAATAAACGAAACCCAAACAGCAGAATTTACAAAAATAGACTAATGAGCAAACCAATGAAAATACTAAACTTATACGCTTGTTTAGGTGGTAATAGATACAAGTGGGATGAGGTTACAGACGTTGAGGTTACAGCAGTAGAGTGGGATGAAGAACTTGCAAGACTTTATCAAGAACGCTTCCCAAACGACACAGTAGTAGTTGCAGATGCACACCAGTATTTATTAGACCATTACAAAGAGTTTGATTTTATATGGAGTAGCCCACCTTGCCCTACACATAGTAGGTTTAATTTATCAATGAAAACAAAGCGTAAGATGAAGTACCCAGATATGAAACTATATCAAGAAATAATATTTTTAGATAATTACTATGAGGGTAAATATGTGGTAGAAAATGTAATACCATTTTACGAGCCATTAATAACTGCACAAAAAAGACACCGACATTTGTATTGGACTAATTTTAATTTACCTAACGAATTAAGTGGTAGGTATAATCCAGATTTAAGTAGAACTAAAAACCTAATAGATGCGCTATCTAAATTTCACGATTACGA